CGGCGGTGCCATCGTTGATCTGGGCGATGATGACGAAACCCCGATACAGACGCAACACAACGACAATCTCGCCGAGTTCATGGAAGAAGAGGAACTCACTGAACTGGCAACCGATCTGATCGAGGCATTCGATGCCGATCAGGAATCCAGATCGGACTGGGAAAAAGCCTATATCGTGGGTCTCGACCTGCTCGGATTGAACTTCGAAGACCGCACTACCCCTTGGGATGGTGCCTGTGGCGTGTTCCACCCGATGCTGGCAGAAGCCGTGGTCAGGTTTCAGGCGCAGACCATACAGGAACTGTTCCCGGCAACCGGACCTGCAAGGGTATCCATTGTCGGCAAGCAGACCACCGATAAGACCAAGCAGGCAGCACGGGTACAGGAGTACATGAATTTCCTGTCCACCAAGCAGATGACAGAATATCGCAACGAGACCGAAAAACTGCTGTTCTCGCTGCCGATCGCCGGATCGGCGTTCCGCAAGCTGTACCATGACGAGAGCTACGGGCGACCGGTTGCCGGTTTCGTACCGGCAGAAGATTTCGTGGTCAGCTACTCGACCACCGATCTGACCACCTGTGAACGCGCCACCCACATCATGCGCCGGACACCCAACCAGATACGCAAGAAACAGGTTTCCGGTTTCTACCGCGATATCGAACTGCCGGAGCCGGAGCCGGATCAGAGTGAGATCAGGCGCAAGTACGACAAGCTGACCGGCAGCAAGGAACAGGATTACCAGTTTGACGGCAGGCATACCCTGCTGGAAATGTACGTGGATTACGACCTTGAAGGGTTCGAAGACCCTGACGGTATCGCACTCCCCTATGTTGTTACCATTGACAAGTCATCAAAGGAGGTACTGTCGATCTACCGCAACTGGTACGAGGACGATCCGAAGCGCATCAAGCGCGACCACTTCGTCCATTACCCGTATCTGCCGGGGTTGGGGTTCTATGGATTCGGTCTGGTACACATGATCGGCGGACTGTCCAAGTCAGCCACATCTCTTTTGCGGCAACTGGTCGATTCAGGCACTCTGGCGAACCTCCCCGGCGGACTTAAATCCCGTGGCTTGCGGATCAAGGGTGATGACACCCCGATCAAGCCGGGAGAGTTCAGGGACGTTGACATCCCCAGCGGCGCAATCCGCGATAACATCACGTTTTTACCCTATAAAGAGCCTTCAGGGGTTCTTTATCAGCTTCTGGGCGACATAGTTAACGAAGGCAGGCGTTTTGCGTCAGCAGCGGACGTGAAAGTGGCAGATATGAGCGGGGAAACCCCCGTAGGCACCACTTTGGCTATTTTAGAGCGTGAAATGAAGGTTTTAAGCGCCATTCAGGCGCGTATTCACGCTGCAATGGGCATGGAAATGCGGCTTTTAGGCAAGATAATCAAAGATTTCGGACCTGAAAACTACCCCTACGAGATCGAGGGTGAATACACCCTGAAAGAGGATTTCGACCAGCGCATCGATGTCATCCCCGTCAGCGATCCAAGTGCTGGAACGATGGCGCAACGCATCATGCAGTATCAGGCAGCCTTACAGCTTGCTGCACAGGCACCCCAGATGTACAACCTGCCCCTCCTGCATCGCCAGATGCTGGACGTGCTGGGCATTCAGGATGCACAGAACATCGTGCCGACAGAGGATGACCTGCTGCCCAGTGATCCGGTCTCGGAAACGATGGCGCTTATCAACGGCAAGCCGGTCAGAGCCTATATGTATCAGGATCACGAGGCGCACATAGAATCGCACATGGCAGCAGCCCAGAACCCCGTCCTGATGAAGCTGATGGAAAAGCACCCGAACGTCAAGGCAGTGGCAGCAGCAGGTGCAGCCCACCTCGCAGAACACCTCGCCTTCGCCTACCGGCGTAAGATCGAAGAGGAACTCGGCGTGGCACTGCCATCACCGGAAGAACCGCTTCCGGAAGACATCGAACTGCGCCTGTCCAGACTGGTGGCACCGGCTTCCAAGCAACTGACCGGCAAAGCCCAGCAACAGGCTCAGGCTGAAGAGAACGCCAAGAAACAGGAAGACCCGATCGTGCAGATGGCACAGAAGGAACTTGAGATCAAGGAACAGACCGCCAAGGCTAAAGCCAAGACGGAAATGGAAAAGATACACGCAGACCTGAAGAAGGCCAACGACCGTCTCGAACTGGACAAGCAGAGGCTGGCTCAGGAAGGCCGGATAGCAGGCGGCAAGCTGGTGCTGGAATCCGCCAAGCAGAAATCCAGTGATGAGGCAACCGGCTTCAAGATCGGTCTCGACATGGTAAAGGGAGCAATGGATGGACGCTCTGACCGCACTAAAGATTAAAATCCGCGAAATAATGAACACGCTTACTGATGACATGGCAACAGGAAGCTGTCATAGTTATAGCGATTACACCCACATGACGGGACAAATCAAGGGTCTGGCACTGGCGGAACGGGAATTACTCGACCTTCAGGAAAAGATCGAGCATGACGAATACACCACATAGGTGGTGCAGCGACACTGGGCGCTTACCCAGAGCAGAGGAAACACTATGAGCCGTATACATGAGGCTGTAGCAAAACTGGAAGATGCCAAGTATGGCAAGCCGGAAGGTGAACAGGTAGCCAGTATGCTGCCAGACCCGACAGGCTACAAGATATTGATCGCGTTACCGGAGGCCGAGGAAAAGACTGCCGGTGGTATCGTCAAGGCGGATGTAACACGCAGGATCGAGGAAGTGGGTTCGATGTGCGGTTTTGTCCTGAAGCTTGGCGAAGATGCCTATTCCGACCCAAAACGGTTTCCTTCAGGTGCTTATTGCAAGGAAGGTGACTGGGTCATGTTCCGTTCTTATTCAGGAACACGGTTTTCAATCCTTGGCAAGGAAATGCGTTTAATTAACGATGACAGCGTAGAAGCCGTTGTCGCAGACCCACGCGGAGTGACCAAGATATGACCACTGAAAAAGGTGCAACAACAACCGAGGAAAAATTCTTCGGCATCAAGCATGACGTTCTGGCTGAAAGTCCGGATGAAAATTCGGATGATAATTATGAAATCGTGGATGACGAGCCTAAAAAACCTGTCAAAGCCACGCAGGATGACGATGACGATGACCTGACCAGTTATAGCGAGAAGGTGCAGAAACGCATCAAGCGCATGACGTGGGAGCGTGGTGAGGAAGCACGGCGCAGGGAGACGGCAGAATCCGAAAAGGAGGAGGCCATCCGCTTTGCCCAGAACGTCCTTCAGAAGAACCAGCAGTACGAGAACATCATCAACACGGGTGAAGCCCGTCTGGTGCAGGAGTTCAAGTCCCGTTCGACACTGGCTGTTCAGCAGGCCCGATCAAAATATGCCAAGGCCTACGAAGATGGTGACACCGAGGCGATCATCGCCGCGCAGGAAGCACTTATCAACGCCCAGACCGAGTATCGCACGGCAATCGACTACGAGGGTGATTACACCCAGCGCAGCCAGCAGTTTGTACAACAGAGGCAGAAACCACAACCGGCATACCGGCCTCCGCAAAGACCCCAAGTTCCCACCCCGACACCGGAGGCGAGTGACTGGGCAGCAAAAAACCCGTGGTTCGGGCATAACGACCATAAGGACATGACGGCACTGGCTTATGGTGTGCATGAGAACCTTGTCAGGAACAAGGGCATAAAGCCCGACACGGAAGAGTATTACGAGGGAATCGACAACGCCATGCGAAGCCGGTTTCCGGAGTATTTCGATGAGGGTTTCGGTGATTACCAGAAACCTCATAAAAAGCCAGCCACAGTAGTGGGTTCGGCTACACGCAATAACGGTACACGCCCCCGCAAGGTGAAGCTGACCGCATCTCAGGTATCTATCGCCAAGAGACTGGGATTAACCATAGAGCAATACGCAGCACAACTGACGAAGGATATGTGACATGGCAAATGAGCGCAACAACAATCAGGACGATCTTCTGGATCGCACACCACGGGCGCAAGACACCCGCGTAGGAGAACAACGAGCGACCGATAGCTACAGACCCGCTTCGGTACTACCCGTACCGGAAGACAGGGATGGCTGGAGATTCCGCTGGATAAGAGCCGCTTCACTGGGCAATGCTGACAATGCTAATGTGTCACGCAGGTTCCGTGAGAGTTGGGTGCCGGTGGAAGTGAAAGACCATCCTGAACTGATGGTGATGTCCGACATCGGCTCCCAGTTCAAAGGCAACATTGAAATCGGCGGTTTACTGCTATGTAAGGCTCCGGCTGAACAGGTCGAAGCGAGGAAGAAATACTACAAGGATATGGCTGCAAACCAGATGACCTCGGTAGATAACAGCTTCCTCAGAGAGAACGATCCGCGTATGCCTCTGCTCCAGCCGGAGAGAAGCACCACGCGCTCACGATTTGGCAAGGGCTGATCCCATGGTGGGGTAGCCCTCCTTAAACAATTTAATTTTGGAGAGACAAGTATGTCTACTACAGCTACCCCTTACGGGCTTCGTCCCGTAAACTTGATCGGTGGTCGACCCTATGCAGGGTCCACCCGCGCTATCAAGATCGCGTCAGGATATGGCGCGAACATCTATAACGGGTCAGTCGTAAAAATCCACACCGACGGTACGCTTAACATCGTTACCGAGACGGGTGGAGCCGGTGATCTATTTCCGGCCGGTACGATTGGCGTTTTTGTCGGTTGCCAGTATACCGACGCCACCATGGGTTTGATCTCACGGAACTATTGGCCTACCGGGCAGGTTGCATCTGATGCAGTCGGTTTTGTGGTCGATGATCCGGATGTCGTATTTCAGGTTCAGTGTTCCGATTCTGCCGCGCAGTTAACACTTGGAATGAATACCGATTTTACTGCCGCCCAAAGCACTAGCACGGGCAGTACATCAACAGGTATTTCTAATTCCTCGATTGACGCTTCGGCAGCTGTCGCAACGACATCCGTCGCATTCCGCATAGTAGACTTTGTGGAATCCACCACTTCAACCGTGGGTGATGCGTATACAGATGTGCTGGTTAAATTTAACCACATAGCTCATTCGTATCTCAACCCGACCGGTTCAGCCTAGGAGTAAATCATGGCTATTTCAAGAGCGCAAATGCTTAAAGAGTTACTCCCCGGCTTGAATGCACTGTTCGGTCTGGAGTACAAGAAGTACGAAAATGAACACACGATGTTCTTTGACACGGAATCATCGGAGCGTTCATTCGAAGAGGAAACCAAACTGTCCGGCTTTGGTGCTGCCCCGGTTAAGTCCGAAGGTTCAGCCATAGCGTATGACAACGCACAGGAGGCTTTCACCGCCCGCTACAACCACGAGACCATTGCAATGGGCTTCAGCATCACCGAAGAGGCTATCGAAGATAACCTTTACGACAAGCTGTCAGCCCGCTATACCAAGGCACTGGCACGGGCTATGGCATACACCAAGCAGGTCAAGGCTGCATCATTGCTGAATACGGGTTTCGATGCCTTCTACAGCGGTGATGGCGTGTTCCTGTTCAGTGCATCCCACCCGCTCGTAAACGGTGGCACCAACGCCAATATTCCCGGCGTTGCAGCCGATCTGAATGAAACCTCTCTGGAAGATGCAGTGATTAACATCGCAGCATGGACAGACGAGCGTGGACTCCTGATCGCCGCAAGACCACGTAAACTGATCGTTCCACCTGCTCTTCAGTTCGTCTCCACCCGTCTCCTAGAGACAGAAGGACGAGTCGATACAACAGACAACGATCTGAACGCCCTGCGGAGCAACGGCTCAATACCGGAAGGCTATGCCATCAACCACTACCTGACGGACACCGATGCATGGTTCCTGACCACAGATATTCCCAACGGCATGAAACACTTCAACCGTGTAGGGATGCAGACTTCTATGGATGGTGACTTTGACACAGGCAATGTTCGTTACAAGGCGCGTGAAAGGTACAGCTTCGGCGTATCCGATCCGCTGGGCATCTACGGCTCGACCGGCGCAGCATAAGCTGCAATTGTTCTAAATAAGTGAGTTATCCAGCCCCTGTTTCGGCAGGGGCTGGTTTTACCAAATATGTTAAAGGCAGGTAACTTGCTGTTCGGCGATATAACGGCGAATACTTTCATCAGTGACCAGTGCGCGGCGACCAATCTTGACCTTCGTCAGCTTACCTTCATTGAGTAATGCGTCCAGTGTTGTCAGGCCGATGCCCCCCATCATTTTCAGAGTTTCAGGGCGACTACGCAGCAGGCGTGGTGGGTCTTGGTTGGGTGTTGATTCTTTCATAAATGCCTCCTCGATTCATTTCAACCTTCCGCGAGTAGTCGCGGGAGTGGATTACTATTACAGCATAGTGGCAATAGATTATTGGGCGTAAGACGTACCTTTGTTCTTCTTCTCAAGCGCAGCCTTTAAAAGTTAAACATAACTTGCACATCCACCTATTAAAGAATACTTTTACCTGATCGGGATAAACAACCGATGCTCCAGACAGACCCGACTGACTATATGCAGGCTGGCGCATTTAACTCGCATATGAGGAAAAATCATGAGTACATTCAAAGGCCCATTAAACGTCAAGGGCGCAATCAATCACAAGTCCGTAGCTGATGGCACGGGAACCGTTACCCTGACCACCATCGTTGATTCCAGCGGTAATCTTGTTGGTAGTCTTATCGGAACTGATGAATTAACCACTGGCGCAGGAACCGGCATTACCGCTGTCACCACAGCAACTTACTCAACCAACATTATTCAAGTTGGTGATGAGATCACCACCACCATCACTGTTGACCTTACAGGTCTTGCGGTATCCACGACTGATCTGGACATTATTGGTAAAGGCTCAGGTACTGCAAATTGCCATTTCGGTAAGATTGCGTGGTCTGATTGCGGATATATTTATGCAGGATCAATGGCATGTCTTGAAGCGCCCTTAACAGGTGATACCGACATCGACCTGTACTGTGCAACTGAGGCAACAGGCGCAGAGAACGCAGCAATTACAGGCTTGGCTGAAACAGCTTTGGTAACTTCTGGCGCTGCATGGACGCTGGGCAGAACCAAG